GCCTTGGTCTGAAATAGTGTAGTAGCAAGTATTAGCATTACCTATAACAGCAAACGATTGAAAGCCTGTTGAGGCCCCAAGCAATGTTACCGAGCCAGTACCAGGGGACGTAGCGGTCTCTTTGACCCTATCTTTAAGAACTAACGCCATGTTATACCCCTAATTAAGCAGCGGTTGCAGCGTATGTAACTGATAAAGTATCGCCTGAAGTTACAACCTTATTGCCTGCAGTGAAGTCACCAGCGCTGAACAATGTACCTGTTGTATCGTCTTTAGTAGCTGAACCACCAATGTTAATGAAACAACCTGCTACTGTACCTGAACCTGTCATTGCAAACACAACTGCGGCTGATGTAGTTTTAACACCACCTGTTGCTGCACCAAATACTGGAGTTTTACGAGTGCCTGTGTAAGTAGGAGCGTTAGTGCCGCCTACTTCATTCCAAGTCGCGTGAGAAGCTTGTGTATCTGCTACATCCGCAGTACCAACACCTTTTAAGCCCATAACCACTGCACCAGCGGCTGCGTTACCTAGTATGGTGTCCATTGTTAAGTTCTTACCTACGGTAGTCACTAGGTTATGGATGTCATCTTTCCACTTCAAAGCGCCGTTGGCATCGTGGCACTCGACTGTGTAGTAACCTGAAATGCTTGTTGCTTCTGAATGACTAGCGCCTCGGTCTACTGAAGCTTCGCATACGTCCGCCATTTGTACTTTTTCTTTAAACATGATTTAATCCTTTATGAAATTCTAATTATTGCTGTTGATGCTGTTGCCGTTGGGAAAGTTACTACAAATGTACTTGTTGCTGTTTTATCTGACCCAAAGTCTAGAACTGCTACGGCAGCGTTTGTTGTGCTATTGTATATCAATGCACCCCTTGTGGTAAATGCAGCAGGGTCCCAAGTAACATTAGCAAACGATATATACGCTGTATCACTACTACTTGTCGGAACAGTTGGCGCTAATACTTTCCCACCTGCTGTGTATCCTGTTCCTGTAATTTCACCATCAGTTGTATATACAAGCGTGTCTGCGTTTAGTGTGGCATTAGCTGTATATAGCGCTATCTTGTAAGTGTATGCAGTGCCTGTATTAAAGTTTTCTACGCCTTTTAACAGGTTGACTTTAAATACCGTGCATTGTGTTTGGATAATAGCCATTATGGGTTAACCTTTATTTTAGCTTGGCCATCTCTGTAACTATCGCCGCGTTCTAGGCCTGTACCCAATCTGTTCAATTGTTGCAATGCGTCTTGGTACATTTTTTCGTAGTATGTAACCATATCCTGCTCACCTTTCATAAAGATGACGGCTTCACGCATAGCACCATAGAACAGAACTGGGTCGTAATTATCACCAAGCCAGCTTGTACCACCGGCATTTGCAACGGTAACTACTGAGACTGAGAACCCTGTACCTGTTCCACCAATGTCTGTATTTACTGCGCTCAGAACATTGCCTACTGAGTATAAAGAACCACCATTGGTAATAGATACAGATGTAACTACTCCGCCAGCAACCACAATAGTAGCAGCTGCACCGCTTCCAGTACCGCCAGTTAATGACACATTTGTGTAAATGCCGTTGTTATAGCCAGAGCCAGCAGTTACAGAGCTAATTGAACTTATTACACCCTGAACAATAGATACGGGGTAGTAGAAGTAATGCAACTCTACTGGGTAGCTTGTATCAGGAGTTGGGCCTAATATAAATGTAAGCTCGTTTAAGTTGCCGCTGTTAGGGCCAAATAAAGCGTAGTACCTAGGTGTACCTGTGCTATTTGGCGTTGGGTAAGATTCACGTATAAAGTTAACGTCTTTGTTTAAAAGGTATGTGTATGAGCCGTCAGCGTTAATAACTGCTATAGAGTATGTAGCCAACCAATCTTCAGGACATGATAAATACTTATTATTTGTCGTCAATGTACCGACTACGTTTTTGCGCAAAGAAGGCAATTGCACTGAGTTGTATATGCGTGACTCAGCCTCCTTAATGAACAGAGGTATGTTTGAAACAAACAGTGATTCAGTATTCTCACTGTAGTTCTGAATTGCCTGATTGAGTTCAACGTAGTTCATTAACCTACCTTAACCCATCTTACCGCTAATCTTACGACCTTTAGTTGCAGCGCCATAGCCACGCATTTCGCCAGTACCATAAGGATTAATACCCTTAACATTACCTTTACTTGTATTACCTACGGCTATGTTAAGTTCATTTACGCCATTACCTGATTTAGAGATAATGCTTTCTGGCTGCGTATCTGCATTTGGCATTGGCTGTTTATACATACCAATATCGTTACCGCCGCCTGTAGGGAAAACAAACCCTGTTGAGTCTTGTGCTGATTTACCCATGATATTATCCCTTTTTCTGTGCAGCAATCTTAGCTAAGCCACGACCCATTTTCTTCATGTCAGCATTAGTTTTGCCACCTTTACTACCTGTAGATTTAGGGCCGTTTTCAATTGCTACGTTTGGACCTGAATCACCTAAGTTTCTACCTTTTGTCTTACCTTGTTTTGCTACGCCATCGGCGCCTGATTTGTATGCCATGTTAATACTCCTAAGTTGTTGATACCGTTACTATACCTACTTGTCCTTGGGCAATCAAGTCATTAGGTGTTAAACCCGTGTCACTCCCTCTTGCCCCACCTACAGGTGCCCACCCCCACTGAAACACCCTACTACCACCCTCTGGATTACCGTCTGGTCCTATTCCTGATACTGCATAACTGGTATCGGGTCGTGGTTCTCTCACCGCTTGTGGGTCATTAACTGGGTACATACCTAGTTGTAGTTGCGGCTGGTCAGGGTCCCAGCACTCTGGGCACACCTTAATACTTACTTGTTTCGTTTTAATAGTTAGCTTTTTAAGCTGTTTAAGCATATAGCGCTGACCGCAACGGTCGCACTCTGCAATACTATGTTTACCACTAGCATACTTGGTGGGCATGATTACCTCGTATACGACATATTACGTGGAACAAACCGTATCGATGCCTTTTCTCTATCTTCATCCGCCGCTAATTGAAACTGCTGTTCGTAGTCCGCTTTAAGTCCAGTAATGCGTTCCATCGGTACATCAGGTAGTTTAACAGATAAGTAATACGCTAGCCCTGCTACCATGCAGTTTAAGAACCGGAACGGAATGTCTTGTGTATTAACACCATCACCAGCATCTTGAACACGACGTAAACGCCAATAAACAAAGGTGTACTGATTACCCTGAGCATTTGGTGTTGGCCATACATTAATTGACGGAAGGTTTAAAGTAGTTAACGAAGCGCCTGTTAAATGAGAAGCCGCGGTTGTATTGTTCTGGCCTCGGGCACAGTTGATAAGCTGGTTTCCACTTACGTTAGGGTAGCTAATAACTTCGTTATCAATTTGTATAAACCCTGATGAGGATAGGTTAGCTGTAGAGTTTACTGTAATTGTAGTGTCTGTAGCAGATATGCCACCGTTCAAAGTCACTGTCGTAGCATTTGATGCACCTGACTGGCGGTTAATCCACACCTGAATAGGGCGACCCTGTGTTAACTTGTTAGGGATAGTGCTGTAGGTTGACTCAGATATACGGTTGATATTGATATCAATCTGGTTTGTAGTACCGTTGTTTTGGCGTATTACTTGGTCTAACAAGTCAATCGTGTTAACAGGTAGTGGATATACCGCCTGCCCAGTCGCCATCACAATCGTGCCTTGTTCAATTGTCCATAGGTTTATGCCACGGTTTGCCCACTCAACAGTAAGTAAGTTCAAGCTACGTCGCGCGGTGCGCAAGTCATAACCAGTACGAAGCTCTTTACCACAACGCTCAAAAGCCTCTTCTACGAGGTCATTAAGGTCTAGATTAAATGATGATGCACCTGTGGTTGCCAATTTATTTTTCCCATTCAAATATGAATTGCACGATGAAAAGCTCTATAATCAAATAATTACAGTCTTCGCTTTCCTCTAACTCTAGCCCAACCATCACTCCAGTAATAAAGCTAAAGTAGCATCGCATTATTTATCTCTTTATTTTTTAGCCGTTAATGCTGACTTTTTAAATGCATCGGAAGTAGGCGCACCTGAACTTCCGGGTTTACGCATCTTCTCTCCAGAGCCTTCAGCCATACGTTTCCGCTTAGCGTGGATATTAGCATATAGCCCAGGAAGGTTTACTTTACCGCCCTTTTTGAACATCTCTACGTCTTCAGGATTATCTTTGCGTTTGATAATCTTTTTCTTAGGCATTTTAGAAGGGGCTATTGCCCCCATACCGCGAGAGGCTCGCATGATTACACCATCTTACCGCGAGTTTTGCCTTTAACAGCACAACCATCAGCACGGGCTGAAGCTGAACCACCTTTAGACATTTTAATCATTCCGCCAGCTTTGTTATCTTTAGTCTTCTGATAATTTTCAGCAGCTCTTTGATTTTTCATAGTCTGTAGTTTATCTTTAATCTCAGATGGGATTTCTTCTACAGGTTCTTTTGGTGCTGCTTTCGCTTTGTCCTTACCACCTTGCATACCACCTTGCATACCACCTTTTAATACTGCATCTTTAATTGCGTCTGCCATTATATTATCTTCCCTTTTGTTTTACCTTTAGTTGCACAGCCATCTGCGCGAGATGACACTGAACCACCTTTAGCCCTACGTATAGTACCTGGGCCAGTTGACCCTTTTACTAATGAGCCTAGACCCGCTGATTTTGGCGCTGCTGGCATCATAGTACTTCTTACATTAGGTGTGGTATTAATAGCACCGGGAGCTGCAGCACCTCTTCGACCCATACCACCCATTGTGCCCATACCTGATGGTCTTGCTGGAGCTGACGCTTTAACCGCATTTATTGCATTTCCAGCCGCTTTTGCTGCGCCGCCAAAAGCCATCTTAGTACAGCCACCTTTTTTAAGGGCTGCTAGGTCAGTTTTCTTGCCACCGTGCATTTGTTTATCATGCATGCCAACAGCTTTTTTAACTGTCTTTTTATCCATCTTAATGTCTTCGTGTTTCATAATAGTTCCTTTATTAACATTTCCAACGTCTTAGCGACGCTGCTTTACGAGTAGGTTTGCCATTCTCATCTTTCATTGGGCCTGGCATACCTGACATACGGGCACAAAACGATTTTTTACGAGGACCGCCTTCTGGCTGAGGAGCTTTTAAGTTAGACCCTGTTGCTGCATTATACTTTGCACGACCTTTGGCAGTAAGTCCAGCACCTTTATCTGTAGCTAATTTCTCACCACGACCGACGGCTAATGATACGCCGCCTTTTTTAAAGGTCTTGCCCTTGTCAGCCTCGTTAAACTCTTTTGCTACTTTAGTAGGGATACCCACCTTCTTAGCAAATTTAGGGTTGTGTGCCGCAGCTGCCATAGTGTTATGCTGAGTTTTACTTTTGCTCGGCATTGCTCTTAGCTTTCACAGAGAAGAAGGACTGTTTGTCCTCTTTTGCTTTTGCTTTTTCTTCTTTAACTTCTTTCTTAGGCTCTTCTTTGTTGCCCCAACCGTTTTCGTTTACTATCATATTAACTCCTAACCAAATACTTTATGTGCAAATTGAGTAACTAAAGCGCCTAACGCACCGCCAGCACCGCCAACCATCATCAAGACTCTCCAACCCCCACGAGCTTCCGCAAGGGTTGTGTTAATGTCATTAAGCGTAGCTTTAATTGACTCCATGTCCTGGACCAATTTATCCATATCAGCTTGTAGATGTTTAATCTCAGTTTCATGTACCGCTAGCTCTCGTTCTACGCTCATTATGCAGTTCCATTATTCTTTATTAACACAATATTAAAGAATGCGCTAGCTGAGTTGTTTGCAGCAATACCAATGGCTGAAGCACCAATACAGTTTTTTTCTGCTACTGCAATAGGGTACGTAAAGTCGTAGGTAACAGAGCCGTTATTTAGTGTAGACACAGCAGCGACGCGTAAAATACCGT